GTCAGCGCCGCGGGACCACCCGGCCCAGCTGCACCCCCTTCCCGACAGCGGGGCATAGGGCAGATGTTTTCGTAGTCCTCGAAATCAGCTTGTTCGTCAGCATCGAGTTCGTCGTCCGCCCAGCTGTCCAGATGGTGCAGGACTGTTGGCGCCGTAAGGCGCTCCATCACTCGCGCACCAGCTGGCCCCAGCACGGCGCCGAAACGCCCAACAGGCGCTTCCCCCATGTTGACCAACCTTCTTTCAGCTCCCCTCAGGAAACCTCGCACTTGGCGCATGTTCATCCCAGCAAGAGTGTCGTCATCGTAACCCATGACCGCACGAACTTGTTCATAGAACATCTCTTGTGTGCGGCCTTCAGTGACCATGCCCGCATCCTGCATGTACGCATTCATGATAACTTCATCCATGCGATCCATCGCCAAGCGCATGCGTCGTAGGTCTTCGTACCCCCGGCACATCAAACTTTGCAACGCCCTTTTGTAGTCTTCGTCCAGCATCCGTACCACGCCGCCCACGATGGCGCGCCGCTTGGCGCCTCCTTTGGTCCTGCGTAGTTTCTGGGCTGCTGCCTTGGCCCACATGTGGACGTTGCCACCCTCGAGTGTGGCAGGGTCTAACTGCTGCTTCCGAGCGTTAACGTCTAGGCGGCGCAGCAGCTCCAACCGCGCTGCTACCACCTGGTCTGCTCGTGGTGCTTCAGTACCCTCCATTCCCATAAGCTTGGTGCGCCATTTATCCACATCACCCGTGTACAGCAGAGCTTTGTGCAAAGCGGCTGCCAAAACACAGAACTCAATCCCATCTTGCCCCAGCAGCAGTGTTGCTTGGTAAACCAGAGCAGCCTCTTCTGCTGTTACATCCATGGCTATGCAACGTAGTGCATTCAAGTCGAGCTGTCGCACAGCTACGGTTAATGATTCACGCCGCGCATTGGCCAAAAGCAGGTTAGCTTCTTCCAACAAGGTTACCCCGCTGACGGGTTTGCGCACTGGCGTGTCCCCACGCCAGGTGATGCGGAAAGGGTCTCGTGGCATGGCC